CTGCGGCTTCGGCTTGTCGTCTGGCCTGACTCCAGGCGTACGGTTTGTGCCGCCCTTGTCTTGGGAACGTGTGAGCCACGAAACAAGGAACCGCCGCCAGTTCGACTTCTTCGCCTTGGTGGGGTTAGCCAAGAGCCAGGCCGTAGCCTTGGCGAGCTCTTGGTCGAGTTCGCACGCAGGGAACGCTTGAGCCCACTGCTCGCGGTCCACGGGCGTGATGCCCTGCCATCCTGACGAAACATCCCAGCGGACGGCGTCGTGGGGCTGCGAGCGTTTCCGCCGCTTCGGCGGATCGCTCGTAGCAACAACCGGCGCAGCCGGTTGTATGTCTTCTGCGCTAGCAGAAGACTCTGTATTTGACGTTGACGTTGACGTTGACGTTGGATGGCATGCGTTTGCGATGCGTTTGCTATGCGTTTGCGATGCGTTTGCTATGCGTGACGCATCGCCAGACCACCTCCCAGACGCCGCAGAACGCGCAGCCTGTGATCTCTTCTCGCGGATCTCAACGCATCTAGTGCGGTGCTCTTCCAGCTTGGCGTTCCGCCTAGTCCCGTCATCGCACACCGGGAACTTTCCAACCAGCACGGACCAGCACTTGCAGACTCCGGGCGACAGCCGTTCGAGGTCGTTGGACTCAGCAGGCAGGGATCCGCGATCCCACTGGATCATCAGCAGTGTGAGGTAGTGCCCTCGCTCCTCAGCAGTCCATCCAATTGTGCTTGTCAGGAAGTCCCTGACGTACAGAGGGAGGTACACGTCAACGCGAGTGTCAGCCGACATTATTTGTTGCCCTCGTCATGTACCACTCGCGCCGAAACGCATCCCACTTCATCTGACCGCCATCGACGCGATGTGCGTGATACGCGATAAGGCAAGCCTCCAGCTCATGGTTGCGATTCGCTTCCTGCTTTTTCTTGCGTGCCGCCGTCTCCGCAAACACGCGGGCGCGGCATGATTCAACCCATCTGCTTGCCATTGCCGCCTCCATGCAATTCCTCCACCGGCCTAAGAGCCGCGTGCGGGACAAAGTAAGCAGGCGGCCTACCGCCGTAGCCGTGCAGCCATTGCTTCTGCTTGGCGTCGATACCGACGATCCAGCCGCGCACGCGGTACTCAGGGCAACGGCCTGTGACCAGAACCCACGTGGCCTGGTGGTCGTCGCCCGGCCGCACCAGTAGCTCGTAGTCGTGGCGGCTGCGTGTGCGAACCTGCAGGCCCGGCAGGTCGTGGGCCTTCCACGTGTTCACGCTGCCATCCCAAAAGATGCCAAGCAGCTTGGCTACCGCCATCTCGCCGCAGGCACCTTCGATGTGCTCGCTCCAGCCCTCGCCGTCGTAGCCGTGACAGTCGTGCTTTCCCGCCTTAATTGCAGCGAGCTGTCGCATCCATCCCACGTGCGAAGCCATAGCGGCCTCGTGCCATGTGAGCGTGACGCTATCTGTTGTCGTGGTGAGCATTGCGGTCCTTCGCGTTGCTTGGTAATCAGACGAGCGCCGGAGTTTTCGGCGTGTTCTTCCTGAGCTGGGACCAATCGCAATATGCCTGCTCAAACAATGCTGGCGACCTGTGGCCCAAGTGCAGACGGCCAGCACCAGGGCGTTCCATCTCGCAGTGCGTCGCGCCGCTTCGGCGCAGCCACTTTGACGAGCCGCCAACGCCAACGCCGTCAAGCAGCTGCCGCATGTGCCTCATGGCCATGCGCCTCCCGCAGGCCCATCCGAGGATCGTGCCGTTTGGTGACGCCGCCAGCATCCCGTCGATTGAGTCCAGACAGGCCGGCGTCAGCGGCCGCGACAGAGGATCGCCTGTTTTTGATTGCGTCCATGACAGCGTGTCGCCGTCCAGATGCTCGCGGCTGAACGACATAACGTCGCCAAATCGAGCACCGCACTCGTAGGCCAGCAGCACCCAGCAGCGGAGAAAAAGCCCAAGGTCTGCGCCAGACCGCAGCCGCCGGCCGTCGTGTTGTTTGGTGGCCTCAATCAGCAGCCGCAGCTGCTCAATCGTCCAGGCCTTTGTCGGCTTCTTGCGGGCCTTTACACGCATTACTCCGCGTGGGGCCTCGTCAATCAGGCCTGTTTCGTAAGCCCAGCAGTACAGCGTCAGCAGGATCGTGCGTTCTGAACGCACGGTCGTGCTCTCAAGCTGCTGAGCCCTATCCCGCAAGTACGCGTTCACACGCTCTACGCTGATTCGTCCGCATCGCTCCGCGATCCTCAGCACGTTGCTCGCGTAATTCCGAGAAACGATCCGCTCAGCCAAGTACCTGTCAGCAACGCCCTTAAAGTTGAGGATTGCGTCCGCCGTTGCGTCTGCGACGCGACAGGCGAGGTTCTTTCTTCGTGCCATCGTTCTTCCCTTTCGTGTGTATTGGCCCGTCTCGTGGGCTTACGCCGGTGGTTACTCGCCACTCCCGGTAGGCGACCCATGCGGCCCCGATGCAAGCCGCAAGCAAGGGTGTGCCGGCTGTGATTCACCATTCCCCGCCGTAGCGGGCCTTCATCCGGTTGCTGTACTCATCCTCGCGCCCTGCTTCCGCAGCCGCTCGAGCGTGCTGTGAGCCTGGCTTGATAACCAGCGGCGTCTCGATCGCCTTGCCAATGTCCGTAGTAAACGTCGCCTTGGAGGCTTGCTCCTCACGGATCTCGGCGTCGATGTCCGCCAGGTACTGGTTCCAACGCCTGCGTGCTGCGTAGCGGTCTTCATCGTCGTCGTCGAAAATCATGCTCTGGCCTCCGCTGCGATCTCGGCGGCGTCGAAGTGCTCCACGTCGGTGTCCTCGGCCTCGACCGTGTGGGCGATGCGGGCCACCTGCTGTCGGGCCTGCTGCACGTTCACGGCCACGTTGACGCTGGGCCGCATGCGGTCGGCCTCGTCTGGATCGACGATGCCGCTGAAGCCGAAGGCGTAGCGGATCGCCTGAATGGCCGCCTTGTGCCGCAACATGCGGGCGGGCCACTTTTTCCACGGCTCCGTGCCCTGACGGCACTCAGCCAGGTACTCAGTGACTTCCACCGGGTGGCTGCGGTCCTTGCGGTGCACCTGGGCCGTGATGGCAAGCAGCTGCCCGTCATCGCTCAGTCGATCCACGAACGTGATGCCGTCGTAGGCCGGGTGGTTGTTAGCCATCGTCATCCACCCGTCGATTCCAACAATGGGCTGGATGCCGCCTCCCCGAGTCGGGAAAGCGTAGATCTCCTTCGTCACGGGGTTCAGCCCGTACTCGTTTGCGACCAGGAGAAAGGCAGCGAACTGCTCTTTTGTCGCCTTGTCGCACCCGCACGTGGCCCGCACCGTCTGCTCGAAGGCAGCGGGCTCCATACCAAACTTCGTAGCCATTGAGAGCAGGATGCTCTTGCGGTCCTGCGTGTTTGCAATCTGTGTAGTCATGGAAGTCCCTTTCGTTAAATGGTGCTAGTTGTGAAAGCCGTTGCTCGTCTCGCATGCCGCGTGGATTTCACGCCGCAGATGCTCTTCGTACTTTGGCTGCGTGGCGATGCTCTCAACCGCAGCGGTCAGCCGCTCCAGCGTTGCCTGCATCAGCGTGATGCCGTTGTTGATCTCGCAGAGCGCGATCACGGCAGCCTCGTGCTGGCCAGCCGATGGCGCTGAGTCGCTTCGGCGTTGCGTTGATGCCTGCTTGTCTGCAGACAGCACTTTCTCGGCCGCCTCGGCATCAACCCACACAGGGCCGGTGCGGTCTTCCGTGCTGCGCATCAGCTTGACGGCAGCAATAAGCCCGTCCGTGTGTGCGTCGCTGAGCTTTTTCTGGTCGCCCAACGAATCGGCCATGGCCGAAATGCGCTTGAATCCAGGCGGCACCTGCGATTCGTCTGTGATTACCTTGGTCTTAAATCGCCTCATCTCTCGCGTCCTTTCTGCGTGTGAAAAACAGCCGGCTCCGCGTCCAGTGCCTTGCCGGCCCGATCCCTTCCTTGGCAATCCCGGTTCCACCGGGCTCCTAATGCGTGATGTCGTAGAGCGGCACGCTCACCCAAGCGCCGCCGACGTTGACGCAGGCGAACCCGCGCTCAACCCACTCGACGTGGCCGCTCCAGGGGCGGCCTTCAGTGACGCCAGAAATAAAGTCGCCAACGGCGGGCTCTTGGCATCGAGTGCGTGGCGTCTGTTCGTGGATGGCGGCGGCAGCGGCGAGGTATTCGGCGTGATGTGCGTCTGCGTTCATGGCGATTTCCTTTCGTATGGGTGGCGTAATGTACGGCCGTATAGGCCAGAGTCAAGGGGGCAGATCGTCAAAATGAGGGGACTCAAACTTCTGTACACTGGTTGGCGTTTCTGCCGGTAGCGGTAATGTGGTGCATAGAATACCGATAGCGGTAAACCAGTCAACCAAGAAATCTGGCAAGGCTGCCGAGAACAAAGTCGATGGAATGGGCGACCGCCTGTGCCAGTTCGCTGGTCGTGCCGAGCTCTTGGCCAAGGCGAACGCAAAGCAGCGAGTGCAGGGCGGTGTTCCAGTAGCGGTTCATTGGGCGGCCTCCATGGCTCGCAGGGTGTCGCGGGCTTCGTCCTTCGTGTCGCAGACGGCGACCGTCTCGGTCTGGCCGGTAGCGGCGTCGCGGGCCTCGATCTCCCACCAGCGGAAGCCAGGGGTGCGGGGGTCTTTGATCGTCAATATGCGGTAGGTTGTCATCGCGTTTCCTTTTTGTGATGTGGCTCTAGTTTACCGGTATCGGTAAAGATGTCAACAGGGCATGAAAGATTTTTTTGGAACCCGGAAAACGCCGGGAGTTAGCGGGCTTTCCGCCGCTTGCCCTTGGCTTTGGCGGCGGACGCCTGGGATTCCGCCTCGGCCTTCCTGACGTTTGAGTGCGGGGCGAGCTCCGACCGCATGGCTTTGCAGCCCTCCACGCTCACCATCCACGCCCGCTCGTTGGCCTTGAAGCCAGCCAGCCGCCCTTCCCTCAGGCGCAGCCGGATAAGACCGTCTGTGCAGCCGGCGATCTCGACCGCCTCCTCGACGCTGCACCACTTCCCGTCAGGTGTCATTGAAACCATGCTCCTACTCTACCGCCAGCGGTAGACAAGTCAAACCACGCAATTTGCCCCAGCCCTCCGACCGCCCATACGATCGGTTGGCAAAGGTCAATGTTTGAGTGGAGGCGGCTCCCCTTACAGGGTTGTATACTGGTGTACACTTACGCGCCAAAGGAGAGGCAGCATGGAACCTATGAAGTTGGCGGAACTGTTTGAACGATACGGCGATCTGCGGAACCTCGACGCCAAGACCATGAGGCTGTACGGCATGCTCCTAGAACGCCTACGAGCGTTTCTGGGACACGAGCCCACAGTGGCCGACCTAGATGACCTGGTCATCAGTCGCTACCTCAGGGACCGTGCCACGCAGTCCTGCCGTGGGAAGCAGGTGCGGCCGGCCACAGTCCAGAAGGATAAGGTGATGATCCAGGCTGCGTGGAATCTGGCAGCCCGCAAGCGATGGGCGGCAGAGTTCCCAGAGCTTCCCAGGATCAAGGTGGCCAAGAGCCTGCCAACGGGCCGGGCCTACACGGCTGATGACGTGGCCAAACTCGTGAGACGGGCGCGGCTCCGCAAGGGCAGCACAGGTGGCAAGCCGTCGTGCTGGTGGTGGTCTACGCTGATCTACATGGCGTACTGCTCGGGAGAGCGCCTGTCGGCCTTGCTCGCCCTACGGTGGCGTGAGGTGGATCTGGTGCGGCGGCGCGTCCGGTTTCTCGGCGACACCCGCAAGGGCCGCACGCACGACATCGAGCGGGACTTCACCCAGCAGCTGGCTGACATACTGGCGTCTCGAGAGGGCAAGCCGGAAGAACTGGTGTGGCCATGGGACCGACAGCAGGCCAGCCTGTGGACGAGCCTTCAACTGCTTTGCCGGCTGGCCGACGTGAAATACCGAGGCTTCCACGGGCTGCGGAGGACGCGGGCTTCCTACGCTGCCCTGGCCGGAGGAACCGCTGCGGCCACCCAGGTGCTCGACCACAGCGACCCGAAATTACAGGAACGATACGTCGATTCAGCGATTTGCCCCAGCGAACAGAGCAGCGTAGACGTGATGCCGCCACTCGACATCGGCTGATCTGCGAAACATTCCGCTTGAACGCCTGTGCAGTTTTTATTGCGAGCCTGCTGGCGTAGCGTTGTACTACCCGAAAGGAGGGAAGATGTCTCAGCCGTCTTTGGCCGATCGTCAGCCGATAAGCCTTTCACTTGTCGTGGTGGGCTCAATCGTGACGGTGCTTTTGCTGGCGGCAGCGTGGCTTTGCGTAAAGGCTTCAGTGCCGGCTGCGGCAAAGTCCTCTCCGCTGGATAGCGTGGCTGCTCCTGCACGGCAGGCTGCAAGGCCAACGCGACAGGCTGCCGCACCAACAGTCAATCGCATGCCACCGGAAGTGCAGGCAGCATTTCAAGCCGGTCACTTGCTGGGAAAGATACGCCGTGCGAGTGGATTATCTAAGCTCACTGATAGAGAGCTTGACTCTCCTGCAGTAACTGTTGTGCGGGAACTGAACGTGCCGCCGCACTTAGCAGGCGAGGCCGTAAAAAAGTTCAAGAATGGTTTTGGCTGGGGGTTTTCTGGTTTCTGAACCGGGCAAGCGGGGAGGCAACGCGGGGGAAAGGGAGAAAACCCTGCGCCGCCTCAACCCGCCGCCCGGTCTGTTTCGTCGCGCTGTTCCCTGCGGGCCAGCTCGACCTTCAGCCGCTGGATCTCGCCCAACGTGTGCATCAGCATGGCCGCGAGGCTGCCGCTCGTGCCGGTCCAAGCGCCCTGGAAACGGCGTGCCGCCTGCTCGCATTGCAACAAGTATTCGTCAGTCAGCGGACCCACTGTGCTCCTCCCGGTAGAGCAGCAAGGCAAGCAGTGCGTAGGACGCCAGGTCCATGAGGTTGTCTTCGACGCCTTCGTGCTCGAGGCGGCCCGTGCGGTTGAACGTGGCGAGGCGCGTGACCTTGTCGCTCAGCCTGACCATCGCGCCCTTCCACGGCTCAATGCCCACGAACAGGGCACCGTTCCGAATGTTGGCCAGCGGGTCATGCTCGCTCCCGTAGTCCCGGCTCTTGCTGCAATGGAGCGCCTTCATCCTGTCGAGCAGGAGCCGGGACTACGG